TTTCTTTGATGAATTAAAACAACTTGGTAATCAATTGGAAGAGTTATTTGAAACAGAAGAGGTTGACAATGAAACGCAAGAGAAAAAAGAAAAGTAAAATATATTTTGGTACTCCAGTACATGATGCTATTGTAGAATATAATCATTCGGAAGATATCACGTTTAGACATAAAATTTATACAGAAGAGATACATCCTGCTTTTATGAAATTAGCAGAGAATATAATTAATACATATAAATTTATGTATTTTGACTATTCATTCAGAGATTTACAAGCAGAAGTTGTATCAAATTTAGTAATTAACATACATAAGTTTGATGAAACTAAAGGTAGTAAAGCCTTTAGTTATTTTAGTGTAGTAGCAAAGAATTATTTAATATTGAATAATAATGCGAATTATAAGAAACTTAAAATTCATGATAATATAGATACTCTTTTTTATACTGGAGATACTGATAAAAAAATAGATACATCAGTTTCAAGTGATATATTTAATAAAACTTTAGTTTATTTTGAAAATAATTTACATAATTTATTTCCAAGAGAACAAGATAAAGTAGTTGCCGAATCAATAATATACTTATGTAAAAATAAAGATTCAGTTGATAACTTTAATAAAAAGGCTTTATATATAATGATTAGAGAAATGACTGATGTTAAAACATCTAAAATAACTCAAGTGACAAATGTTTTTAGAAAACTTTATCCAAAAATACAACAAGAAATTCTCACAAAAGGTCATCTTGAATTTTTAGAGGACACTGGTTCTTTATTATAATATTCTTTACATTCTATATTTATTATTAGAATGTTATGGAAAAAGATTTTAATATATTTGGTAATAAAAAATTTTCGGATTTATCTCAAGAGATATACGAGAATTCTAAACTAAAAAAGACTCAGATTGATCTTTTAATCCAAGAGGTACATGGTTACATTCAAGGAATAGAAGATATCGCAATCGTAGGTCCAGTTTTAAAAGAATTATTTGACGTAGCTGTAAAGAACGATGATAATCTTTTAAAATTAGCAACTGTTATTCAACGAATAATGAATAAACAACTTGATTTAACTGAAGATACATCATTATTATCTGATGAGGAAAAACAAGAACTGATGGATTCTTTAGAAGAAGCAGCTGCTTCACTTCAAGATAAATCGGATGAGTTGGTTGCGGGGATGGAAAGGGTAAGAAAAGATGTCTAATAGAATTACCCCACAAAGAACAAATGTTCTTGGTCAAGTAAATCAAGATACTTATTTTGGTCCAGAGTTTACTTTTCATCATGGACATGTTGAAAGAGTGATAACTGACCCTGTTGATTTAACTTTTCTTGGATATTCCACTAACAATATGCCATCTGATGTGAGTCAATGTATTTTAATATCATCCACATTTGGAGGTAATTTGGGTTTCAATTTACCATCAAATTATTTAAAAGGTAAAATATTGGCTCAACCATTATTACGTGGTTTTTCTGATTCTATAACTCGTGGTGATTCAGTTATTTATACTAATTTAGGTAATTTATTTTTTTATTTAGGTCCAATAAATACTACAAATAATCCAAATAAAACTCCAGATCATTTATATGATCCAGGGCTAAACCCAACCAGAGTTATTCAGGACATTAGAAAAGATGATAAAGACGGTTATAATATTAATTTCATAGGAAAGCTTATAAGTAAAGTAATTAAAGACAAAAATAAATCATTAGATAATCCATATAATATTGGTATAGGAGAAGACGGGTCAGATGCTGATGTGGAATCTACTGTAACTGATATGCAATTTGAGGGAAGGCACGGTAATTCAATTCAAATTGGAACTAGGTTTATGAATCCATATATTACTATTAAAAATAATATTTTAGGTACAAATAATGGGTCTGGATTTGGTTTATTGTCTTTTGGTCGAATAAAAGATTATTATCCAGGCTTTAATAAATTATCATTTGATAAAATCGCGGATGAAAATGAATCTAATAAAATAATTGGTTATGGTAATGATTCTACAGGTACATTTCCAGAAAATAAATTTAATTACGAATTTGCAAAACCTCAACCTAAATCAGAATTACAAACTGAGTTCGATCAAGTAATAATGTTTTCAGACAGAATAACATTCGATGCGCAAAATAATGATTTTACTGTTTCTGCTAAACGTAATATAAACTTTGGTGCTGGAAAGAATTTTACATTAACAAATAAAGGATTTACAGTATTTGAAACAAAGAATATTTATATAGGAAGGAAATCTAAAAATAAAGATCAACCAATGGTATTGGGAGATGAGTTAAGGGATTTATTATATAGAATTATGAATATATTACAAGAGTCAAGAGCATTAGTACAAGGTGTACCAATTCCATTTGTTGATAAAAATTCACAACCAATGTTCAAAAAAATAAAAGAATTGATTGATGAATTAGAACCGAGAAAATCAGATGATAATGGATTACCATTACCTGAAAATAATAAAGGGAAAATTACAAATTTTTTGAGTCAACACCATTTCATAGAAACAAATAGGAGTTAATAATGAAGTTATCTGTATTTAAAAAGTTAATTAGAGAAGTAGTAAGAGAAGAGTTAGATTATAGTTTTTCTCGACTTCGTAAAGAGTTGAATGAAATAGTAGTTAAGAGTAATTCTAGTAAAGTAGATAAAGTTAGAACACATACGAGACAGGATAGAAGTCTTAAAAACGTGATAAAAAAACCTGTTAGTTCCGATACCGACGTTACTACTACTAAAGAAAAAGTTTCTGTACCTATGACACATAATAAAATGCTACATGAGTTACTTAAAGAAACTGCACAATCTGATGATTGGAAAACTGTTGAAGGTAAAGGTGAGGCTGAAGCACAATCCGTACAAGATAATACAGAACAATTACCGGAACATTTAGCAAACGCATTTACAAAAGATTATTCTCAAGTAATGAAAAAAGTAGACGAAAAAGCAAGGTTTAAGAATGGGGCTTAGAACAGATATATTAAAAGCATTTGAAAAGAATTTAACACATATAGAAATAGTGGATGGTGAGAGTGAAATAGTTAAACCACCAACTGGAGAATTTTCTAAGTTAGATATTCTAGCAACTGATTTAATGTTAGCTATAAAAGATTTTATTCAAGCACAAACATTTCAAATAACTAATATGGAAGCACCACTTAAAATACCAGCACTTGGAATACAGACTCAAGTAAGCACAACAGTTACGGGTACTGGTACTATTCCAGGGGGTGGTCCTCTTTTACCTATTGGTAATATTGGAACTGGAACTGGTTTGAATCAAAAGCCAGTATTTGGTTTAGCTCAAATATCAAATAAAGGAAGTAAAGTGGACGGTAGAGTTAAACCGGCAGTGAATACATCTGAAGTAAAATTATTAAAAGTCGAGGAGGATGATTAATGCCCATACTTGATAGAAGAGTTAATCAATTTATTGAAGATAAAGATGCTCGTGTAAGTGTAGGTATTGATTTTCCATTAGCAAGAGTTGGAAATAGTGATGGATATTTTAAAACAACTAAAACTACAGTAGAATCAATTAAAAATAATATTCGACTTTTATTGCAAACTGAGCAAAACGAAAGAGTGTTTCAGCCTAATTTGGGGATGAATATAAGAGCTCTTTTATTTGAACAAATTACAGAAGACATTACAATTCAAATTGAAAATAATATTATGGATGTATTTCAAACTTGGCTACCTTTTATTGATTTGAGAGATATTAAAATAATAAAAAAAGATGATTTAAATCAAATTAATATAAATATAGTATTTAATATAAAAAAGACTCCTAATTCTTTGGAGAGTGTCCAGGTTATATTTGGTGGTGTTGGTGGTGGTACATCAAATACTAGTGAAATGGTGGGGGGATACTAATGGCTTATTTAGAAAAACAAAAAATTATACCAACTAATATAAATTATACAAATAAAGATTTTTCGACAATAAAATCGGATTTGATTGAATATACAAAATCTTACTTTCCAGATACTTATAAAGATTTTAATGAAACATCTCCCGGTATGATGTTGATTGAATTGGCAAGTTATGTTGGTGACGTTTTGTCTTATTATATAGATTACAATTATAAAGAAAATGTTTTAGCTACTGCTACTGAGAAGAAAAATGTTAAACGACTTGCTGAATTTTTGGGATATAAAACTTCAAATAAGACGGCATCGATTGTAAGATTAAAATTAACTACTGATATAAGTGCAGATTCGAATGGGGATCCAGTTTACAGTGAAGCACCCGCTCCAATTTCTGAAGGTTTACAAATTAAATCAAATGTAGATTCGGAAATAAAATTTGAAACGACGGGTATTGTTGATTTTACAATATCAGGCTCATCTGGTGATATGATTAGTGCCCCAAGTCTTGATTCGGATGGTTTAGCGGAAAGTTTTACTTTAACTAGATATGTCAGAGCTGTTTCAGGAGAAACAAAAACTAAATCTTTTACTATAACAAGTCCAACAAAATTTTTAGAATTAGATTTGGGTGTAGACAATGCAATTGAGATTTTGAATTGTAAGGATAGTTCGGGACAAAAATGGTATGAAGTAGATTATTTAGCACAACAAAGAATTTTAAAAGAAAGACATTATGGTGACGATTCAACTAGAACAACTGGTTATGATCAAGGGGAAGGTATTTCTGATAATTCATTAATTTCGATACCATATGTATTAGATTATGTTACTACTAATAAGAAATTTGTACAGAGATTTGATTCTGATACTAATTCAACTAAGTTGATGTTTGGTAATGGACTTTATAGGCATAATGTAACTGGGTCAGCCCAAACTGGTATTTTTGCCGCAGTTGAACAGACTGGTTTGAGTTTAAATGGAACATCTTTTAGTTCAATAAATGCGACGCTTAATGAACTTATTTTATCAAATAATTTAAATTTGGGAGAAACTCCAGCAAATACAGTGATAACAGTTACTTATAGAGTTGGAGGTGGGCAAAATTCAAATGTACAGTCTGGTGAGTTGACGGATATAGTAAATCCACCAACAGGTGTTTCCTTAATTGCAACAAATGATGAACCAAGTTCTGGAGGAACTGATGGGCAAACAGTTGATGAAATTAAACAAAATGCAAGTGCTTTCTTTTCATCTCAATTGAGGTGTGTAACGAGAGAAGATTATCAATCAAGAATTTTAAGTTTACCTGCAAAGTTTGGGAATATTGCTAAATGTTATGTTGAAAGACTTGATGATCATGGTACTTTGATTGTAAATACACTTTCTTATAATGAAAAGAAACAATTGGTTCAAACTCCAAAATTAGTTAGATTAAATTTACAAAATTATTTAGATAAGTTTAGAATTATAAATGATAAATTAGAAATTGGTTTTACATTAGATGGTTCAGGAACAGATGTAGAATATTCTGGGTATATTATAAATTTTGGAGTAAAATTTGAAGTAAATTCGGATAAGAGATTTAAAGCAGATGAAGTTAGAATAGATGTGATAGATCGTATAAAAGATTTTTTTAAAATTGACAAAATGCAATTTAGACAATCAATTAATATAAATGATTTGCTATATAATATTTTAGGATTAGAAGGTGTTATTGGTATAAAAACTTTAGAGTTATTTCAAGATGGTGGTGCTGGAATTGATAGAAGTTTATATTATTATAAAGCAGATGGAGAAGCATATGGGGATAATGATTCATCTTATGGGTTTCAGTATAATTTTAAAAATGCGTTACGGACTGGAGTATATAGACCATCGATCACGCCTGCTGTTTTTGAATTAAAAAATCCTAATAAAGACATTTATGGGAAAGTATTATAATGCATAGATTTTTTTTCACGACAAAAGATGCTTTTATTAGTAGTGGTTCTGATCAGATTACGGGGGTTGATTGGAAAGATAAAAATACGGGTCAAGATGAAGTTCTTGAATTAAAGAAAGTATTTTTTGATAGAAATTTTCATTATCCAACAAGAATATTACTTCAGTTTGATGCGGATGAGATAGAAAATTTTATAAGTTCATCTGATATACATACTAAAACTTATAAAACTAATTTGCATCTTTGGGAAACCAAAGGGACAAGTGGTTTAAGTGAAGAATATACAATTGCTGCTTATCCAATTAGTGAGTCGTGGAATGAAGGAGTTGGTAAGGAAAGTGATAGACCAAAAACTACTGAAGGAGTTAGTTGGAAATATAGGAATAATAGAGAAGGTGCCGCGGAAAAAAGCTGGTCAACTGTTGGTGTAAGTTACATAGCCGGGGACGAAGTAACGCAATCTTTTTCATCTGAATCACCAGATATTAATATGGATATAACTTCTATTTCTAAAAAATGGTTTAATGATACAAATAATAATTATGGGTTACTTTTAAGATTATCTGGTAGTAGAGAGACATCAACTGGTAGTTTTGAAGATTTAAAATTCTTTTCAAGACAGACTAATACAATATATTCCCCAAAGATTGAATTGAAATGGGATGATCATTTACCATGTACAGGTAGCAATACGGGTAGTTTAACGGCATTAGATTTATCTGGTACGGTAGAGAATTATGTTTATCCAATACATTTCAGAGAAGCGTATAAAGAAACGGAACAAGTTAAATTTAGGTTTGGTGCCAGAAAAAGATATATCAATAAGAGTTTTACAACATCAGTACAAACTGTAAGTGGTAGTTATTTTGCAGAAGGGTCAGCGTCATATTCTATAATTGATTTAGCAACTAATGAATCAGTTGTCCCGTTTAGTTCTTATACTTCAATGAGTTGTGATTCAGTATCACCGTATTTTATGCAAGACTTAAATGGGTTTGAACCAAATCGTGCTTATAAAATATTAATAAGAGTTAATCACGATGATGATCAAACAATAATATACGACGACGATTTTGAATTTATATTGAGGGTTTAATCATGCCTACACATGATTCGTCTCAGCTTACAGAAAATCCAATAGTAGACGCTAATATATTAGCTACTGCAAGTGATAATTTAGTTTATAAAAAAAATGGTAGTTATTTTGAAGGGCGTTATCATATTCATGAAGATGGTACAATGATGGCTGGAGTCGGCCAAGTTGGGGTCGATCACGAAATAGATGAAGATAAAATATTAATTGTAAAAAAATATTTAATAGAAATTATACAATCAGAAAATGGAACTATAGTATTAGATCCACCGCAACCAACGGGTGGTTATTCATTGAATGATACTGTTAACTTAACAGCGATTCCAAATGATGGGTATGTATTTGGTGAATGGCAAGCTCCTATTTTACCAGAATCTATAAGTTCTCCAACTGTATTTTTTATAATAGAATCAACGTTTTTATCAGATATAGAAATAGGTGGTAGTTTTATAAATGAGACAGAGTTACAAATAACTGAGTTAGAAGTTAGAGAAAGAGTTGCAGATTATTTTTATAAATTATGGTTTGATGAAAATCCGTTTGAGTTGACGGAAGAACAAATTCTTTCAATTCAAACTACCATTGATGACCAGGGTAAAAAAGTAAGTGGGAGAACTGAACAAGATCAATTAGTATTTTATAAAAAAGATAGAAATACATTAGAAAATACAATTGATTTTCAACAAGGAGTATTTGAAAATATAGTACAAAATGTGTATTTAAATAATTTATTATCAAGTGATAGTTTTGAGAGTTTATTTAGTTTTCATATTAGTGGGCCAGTTTCGGAAGAAAATATAAATGTAAAAAATTATATAATAAAATATACGTATGGTGCAAATGTATATAATGTTAATGTTGCGAAGGAAGTTATAGCTTCGTCCGGTGAAAGTAAAGGTTTTATTAATATAGTAAATTTAAGTCAGATAACAAAACCTAAATTTGACACTACAAAAATAGACCCAGAAAAAGCAAAAAAAATATTAGATACTGATATATTTGAATTATTACCAAATCAATTAACTAGACAGGATGAGATAGATAAATTTTTTATAGATTTTAATTCATTAGTTGGCAATCCACCAGAATTTACCGATAGTGATGAAGATGGTATCTTAGAACATATAACTATGGAAGAGTATAATCTAGACGAACAATCTCGTGTTAGTTATCAAGATCAATTTAATGCTTATATAACAAGATTGAATGAACAAGTTGATCCAGCAGGTATTAATTCTGGTAAAACTCTTGAGACAATGAGAAATACTTTAAATCAATATTTAGGTGATGTTGACCATATTACTCAGATTATAGGAGATGATAGACCTGAGTATAAAAATAAATTAAATGGATTTTTAAAGATAAGAAAACCAAATCAGGCAATTATATTAAGAAATCCAACTGGTGATGCGTTGGA